GACCTGCCAGTTCTTCTTGACGAACGAGAAGATCGCATCGACCCCGTTGCGGAACCACTTGATCTTTTTGTAGGCGATGAAGAACGCGACCCCGAGGGCGATCACCGCGAGCATGATCAGGGTCACCGGTGAGGCCGCGATCGCCAGCGCCGTAGTCGCCACGGTGAGCGCGGTCGTCGCCACCGTCCAAGCGACGTAGGCCGCGACGACGGCCTCGATCACTTCGGGGTGTTTGACGAGCCAGACGACGACGTTCTTGATCGCCTCGGCGAGCGGCTTGAGGGCCTGAAACACGTCGTGAATCGGGCCTTTGCCTTTGCGCCATTCCCTGATCCAGCGGCCGACGATATTGATCCCTTTCAGCAGCCAGGGCACGACCTTTTCCGAGAAGACGATCTGGAACCCGATCATCGCCAGTTCCATTCGGCGCTGGGCGGTGACGAAGTCGCCCATGTTTTTCGCCCCGGTCGCGGTCAGGACGGCACCGAACGATTTGGCTTCGGCGATGTTTTCGTGCAGCGCTTGCCGCCCTTCGCGGAAGAGCGGGAAGACCTGCGCGTAGCCTTTGCCGAACAGTTTTGACGCGAGGGCCTGCCGGGTCGTGCCTTTGGCGGTGTTCTCGAACCCTTCGGATATGTCGCCGAGCAACTGCCCGAAGTGATGCGACCCGACTTCGACCTCTTTCTGACTGATCCCGAGCTTGCGGAACGCACCCTCGGCAGTCGTCGATCCGGTCGCCGCCGCTTTCGCTTGTTTGGCGATCGTGTTCATCGCCATCCCGAACTTCGTCGCGTCGGCCCCGCGCACTTTCGCCAGCGAGAGCAGCGCCGATCCCTGTTCGACCCCGAGGCCGAGGTTTTCCCGCAGGCCGATCGTCGCCTTCGCCAGGTCGGCGGTGTTCGAGATCGCGTGTTTGCCCCAGATGCCGACCGCGATCGCACCCCCGGCGAGGCCGACTGCCGCGACTTTGGCGATCCGTTTGATCCCCGACCAGGCCCCCCGGAGTTTCGACGTGATCCCGGCCATCCGGCCGCCCGCCGCCCGCGACGCGGCGCTCGCCTCGACGCTGGCGGTGCCGACCCCTTTGATCTCGGTCGAGACGAGTTTCGCTTCGGCGGCCGCCTCTTTCCCGCCGGATAGCCGGATGCGGATCGAGACGATCTCGTCAGCCACGAGGCCCCCTTATTTGATCCGGCTCGCTACCTCGTTGGCGATGTAGATCGCCAGCCGCCGCAGTCGGTCGTCGGTGATCTCGTCGATCTCGGCCGCCAGCGCGAGCATGATCCCGACCTCGTCCGGCCAGCGGGTGTCGAGGAACGCCGGGCCGAGTCCGGCCAGGGCAAGGACGGCGAGCGGCCGTAGCTGCCCGTCCTCGCGCAGGGCGGCTAGGTAGGAGGGACCGCACCCTCTTCCTCGTCGTCGGACGCGATGGCCTCTTTCAGCCAGCCGTCGAGGGTGACGAAGTGATCGTTGAGCGCCGCCGGGTTCTTGAAGACGAGACGGCATATCGACTGGGCGGTGCCGGGGATCGGGTCGAGGCCGACCGCCTGCGCCAGCCGGTCGTCGTAGCGGACCGGCTCACCGCCGCGCCAGGCCGGATTCGTCTCGGCCATCGGCATAAGCTCGGACGAGTCGCTCGGGCGGTAGAGGATCGTCTCGCAACATTGCACGATCGTCGCCGCCGCGAACTGCAACTCGGCCTCTTCGTTGCCGCCCCGGCGGAACGCCCGCTCGGCCCGCTTGCGGTAGTCGGCCCACGGCCCCGGCTTGTAGCGGGCGGCGAGGTTGCCCGAGAACCGGCCGGGGGCGATGGCGATCGTGATCCGGCGTTCCTCGGTCGCCTCTTGGTAGGCCTCGCGTAGCTCGTCGAAGACCGACGCTGGCTCGACCGGTGACTCGTCGGTCGGGTGTTCAAGCGTCGGGTCCTCGGGGACCTCTTCGAGCGTCGGGTCCTCGTGCAGGTCTGCCCCCGTATCCGGGTTCATAGTGACTCCCTTCCGTTCGTGATCGAGGCCGAGCGTGCCTACGTGATCGGCTCGTCGGCCGAGACTTCGAGCGCGACCATCTTCTTATCCGAAGAGTTCGAGTCGTGATCGGGATGGACGAAGCCGGTCAGCGTGCCGGTGAAAGTGAGCGGATCGCCGGTCGGCGACCGATCGGTTTTCAGCATCACGCGCTTCGCGGTCACGGTTCCGATCCCGACCATGCGGTCGAGTTTCTTCGCGTAGGGGTGATCTCGCTCTAGCTTGTAGAGGCGTTGCAGGGTGAAGTCGTCGCGGGACACCGGGCCGCCGAGCGATTCCTCGGGACCCATCCCGCCGGGGCGGTGCTTCGTTGACTCGGCTTTCGCCGCGCCGCCCTCGAACATGTCGAAGACGCCGAGCGCCAGCGTTTCGCCGTTCCCTTCGATCGTGACGGTGACTCTCTCTTGATCGGTGCGGCTCATTGCGCGATCGCTTCCGTTGTCGGGACCTTGACGATTTCGACGGTGAGGACTTCGCCGGTGCGCGAAGTTCGGATGGCGATCTGGGCCTTGATTTCTTCGCGGGCGATGCTTTCCGGCGTGTTCACGTCAGGGCCGGTATTGACGTTGAAGGCTTCGTCGGGGGTCTGGCCGTAGAGGGCGTTCGCCATGTAGAACGGCAGGCAGGCCCGGCCCGAGAGGTCGGCTTCGAGGTCCTTGAAGATGTAGCCGTGGCCGTCGATCTGGGCGAAGTCGTAGTCCTCCATCACGAGGTCGGCGGCGGCCGCGACGGCCATCACGACCCGGCTCGCGGCGAAGCTCGCCCAGTCGCCATCGGTCGTCGGGTTGACGAGGGTCCGGTTGCCGTAGGTCATCGGTATCCCGCGCTTGAGGATCGCCACGGTGACGCCGGAGTTGTTGAGCGTTTCGCGTTCGGCGTCGGTGTACTGGACCGAGAGGTTGGTCGCGTAGCGACAGGCCCCGCGCTTACCGGCGGCGGCCTCGCCCGGCGAGTGCCCTTCGCCCTCCGAGCGAGCGATCAGGCCCATCTGGATCGCCGACCAGGGGACCGTCCGGGTCGTGCCTTTGGTCAGCCCCGGTATCACCGCGTGAGCCGCCAGGAGAGCGCCGTAGCGGGCACCGGTGACGGATCGGAGGGCAACCCCTCGCGTCGTCAATTCGCCGCTCGCATCGGACGCGAGATCGAGCAGCGCCCGACGATTGTTTTCGTTGCAATGGGCGAGGATCGCTTTGTGCATCGCTTCGGTCTGGAACCCCGGCGCGGCGATCTGGCCGGGGCCGAGATCGCGGGTGAAGAGTTTGAGCGCGGCTTCGACCTGCGCTTGTTCGACTTTCGAGTTTTTGTCTTCGCCGCCGGTCAGTTCGACGGTCTGCGCTTTCGGGATCGCTTCCCCGGCTTCGCCGACTTCGGCGTTGACGTACTGCGAGGTCTGATTCGCCCAGTTGACGATCTGTTCGATCGTCGTCAGTTCGGCAACCGACTCGACGACGACGCCGCTCAGTTCGACGATGATCGTCGCTTTGCCGCCCGCGACTTCGACTTTGACTTTGAGTTTGTTGCCCCATTCACCGGCCGACTCGGCTTTCAATTTGACGACTTTTTTGCCGCCGGTGTCGGCGAGTTCGGCGGCCGCCTGTTTCGCCCCTTCCCCGATCGCCCGGCCGATGTAGATGCGCGAGGCCCCCTCGCGGAAGGCCGCATCGACGCAGTCGTAGAGCAGCGGGAACCCGGTCACGCGCCCCCCGTACCGGGCCACGAAATCGGCCAGCGAGACGACCGCGAGCGCTTTGTTGGTCGGGCCTCGTTCGCTGACCCCGACTAGAAACCCGTTGGCGGTCGAGCCAGCCGAAGTCGGGGCGGCGGCTCGTTCGCCGATTAGTACGGTGTGGCCCGGCAGCGGCATCTAGCGCCAGGCTACGCAGGTTCGGCACCCCCCCTAGCCGGGCAGGTCCTCGACGATCTCGACCGTGACCTCGCTCGATTTGACGGTGCCCCACGGCGGCTGTTCTTCGGTACTCGGCGCTTGCGGCCCTTCGTCCCGATCGAGGACGGCGGCGGCCTCGATCTCATAGGTCGCCGAGACGGCCATCAGGTTTCGCTCAACATCGACCCCCTGCACGACCGGGTAGTTGCGCTCGTCAACCCAGCGGGTCCCGAGCGCGAAGCCGCCGAGGTCTTCGTGCTGGACGATCGCCGCCTTCGCCGCCGAGGCATAGACCCGCGTCAGGGCCTTCGTGTTCGCCATCGTGTCGGCCCCGGCGATCGCCGCCAGGCCGACCGCGTATTTGGCGCTGACCTCGCCGTCGCCGTGATACTCGGGCGGTTCGGTCAGCCCCGGCGAGTAGGCGAGAATCATCGGGATTTGGTCTTCGGGCCACTTCTCTTCGGCGGCGTGGACGACGGTGAAGCTCCGCACCGGCTCGACCCCGTCCGGCCATAGCTCGCCGTCCGGGTCCTTTTGCCGGACGACCTCGGCGATGTAGGTCGGCAGCCAGAGTTCAAGGTGGGCGAGCAGGGCGGCCTCAACGTCGGCCGCGTCGAGGATCGGTCCGAAGCGGTTGGTCACGCGATCCCGCCGAACTCGGGGACCCCGAACATCGCCCGCTCTTGGGCGACCATGTAGCGCTGGACCTCCTTTGTGATCCGCCGCCGCAGGGACTCGTCAACGAGCAGCGGGTCGCGCTTCGGCATGAACCGGGTCCCGGTCTTGTGGAACTTCGCGTACTCGACCGAGGTCCCGAAGTAGAGGGTGTCGTCGGTGATGACCTCGAAGCCGCCGGAGCCGTGGCGGGTCAGAGATCGGAACATCGCTTCGGTCGCTTTCAGAATGTCGAGCGGCTGCCCGAGCGCCCGCTTGCGTTCGATCGTCGATTCTTTCAGCGGTGCCCATGCGTCCTCAGTCTCGAACAGTTTTAGCTCCGAGAGCC